GATCTAGTCTTCATGAACTGTATCTGATATCTTCCTCGTTCTTTCATAGCCCTACTTGTGAATATACCAATCACGTTGTCTGCTGTCTGTATCTTGGATAGCCCACCTGAGATGTGAGAGTGATCAAACTCAATTTCTTCTACAGATGCTCTGTTTAACTGCGACGCTGTGGCCAATACACACTGTTTTTCAACAACCAAGTTTCTCAGTTCCTCTGACACATACTTGTCTTTGATAAACAAGTCCGCTGGTGATATTCTTTTGCTCTTTGGCATCATGAGATCCAAATAGTCAATCAGTATGCAGTCTATCTTTTTCTTATTTTTAAGTTCTAGTTCTTTAAGATATGTTCTCACGTCCAATACATTGCTACCACTTGGCAAGTATTTGATCTGCAAAGTACCTGATTTTTTCTTCAGCATCTTGACCTTCATCTCAACATTATCTATTTCAGGAAACACTTTCTTAGTTGGAATGTTAGTCATCATTGCGTCCAACCTCATTGCCGTTAGTTGTTCACTTAATTCAAAAGATATGTAACACACATTCAGGCCTACCTGTGCCCAGTTCACCGCAAGATTCTGCAAGAACAAACTCTTACCTGCACCTGATCCACCTGCAAAAATGTTTAGCTCTCCTCGATTAAATCCACCGAATAATTTCTTGTCCAAGTTATTCCAGCCAGTACTGACTTGTCCGTTGTTTGCCTTGAGTGCCTCAAGTCTTCCCTTCGGATCCTCAAAGTAGTCTGTACCAAGATCACGTGTTAGCCCTACGTTTACTGCTTCCTTGACCATGTCCTCCACTGGAGCATAGTCTCCCTTTTCCAGCATGTCTGCGGACTGAAGTATTGCGTGTTCTAGTGCTTTGTGTCTTGAAAAAGTTTCAAACTCATCTAGTAGCCAATTGAAATGATTTGGATCCAAGTCCTTGGCTGATTTTAGTTTGATATCATGTTTTGCATTTACCTGTTCAACATCAGGCATAACCTTGTATTCGTCCATGTAGTCTTTTACAAACTTGGCTATTGGTTGTAGTTTACGATCAAACGATTCTGGTTTAAATATGTTCTGTGCTCGTGCAAAAGATTCAGCATCTGCAAGAAGCATCTCAATGTAAAGTTTTTGTACGTCAAAAGTGTATTCAGCCATTTTTTACTCCGCACTTTATTTTACAACAATCATGTGCAGAAGTAAATTGATTTGTTGACTCAAAGAACTCTTTTACTTCCGCTTTGGTTAAAATATCTTGTAATGAATTGTTTTCAATATTATATTGTTTTTGTTTTGGTGAGAACGCACTTTTAAACTTATAACGATATGTAGCTATCCAACAGCAAGGATAAAAGTCACCTTCTGCATCTATGTACAGTCTTTTGGCAGGTTTATCATTTACCATGCAGTAGGGTTTCATGCTTGTTTGATAGTCCCTATCGATCAACACCTTCTGTTGATGTTCGTAGTGCGTATCAACAAACTCCCTGTCTGGCATAAGTTCTTTTTTACCCAGCCATCGATCGCTATGTTCCAACATGAAACTATCGAACCCAAGTTTTACTGAGAGATTTTTTGCGGCCATTATCTGATGTTGGTTATGTTTGAATACAATATATTTCCACTCCATTTCACACTGCCGATCACGTAAAATTTCTATAGCGTTCATGATTGATTTCCATTTTGCGTTTTTTCTATACAGATGGTTTGTATCTTCCAATCCATCAATTGAAAATGTAATCTTATCATCTTTATCTAAAATGTTGTTTAGTGTACGCCACCATTTTTTAGTTTTTGACGAGCCGTTGGTCATAATACTAATTTTACAATTATTTGATTTCAAGCGTTTACACAAGGTATGAAAGTTGGAATGGTAGATAGGATCACCATTATTACCACACATGTTTACATCTGCATTCACACCAACGAAATTGACGAGATGTTCTATGTTGATCTCATGCAAATTTCTTTTTTTGAATGTTTCATAAAACCAAGTCCTGTCACACAGAGGACATTCAAGCGTACATTTACTTGTAGGTTCTATATGAAAACTAACCATACATTTTCCTTTTCAATTCGATCTTAAGTTTTGTTTTCTCTGCAGTCTTTAGTATTGACTGTATTACAAACAGTCTTCCATATTTTGCCACAGCATCCGCCACGTCATTAACCTCGTCGGCCCATTCCGGGAAAGCCACACTCCATCCAAATTCAATTGCTTGATTAATCAGTTTTCCTCCTGGGGCATCTCTATCTGGCACTATTATTACTTGTCTGCCTAGCCCATCTATCAATTCTCTTTGTGTATCATTTACCTCCGAGCCTAGTATACTAACACCAGAAATGGTTATTGCGTCAAACGGGCCTTCAGTGACAATAACAAACTTTCTTGTCCAATCCTGTGCATCCATGTTGAATACGTATCCAGGCCAAACGTCTGTGTAATATTTTACTCCTTCAGACTGTTCAAACATCCTACCAGTAAATCCAACTATGTCTCCCTTCCAATAGAATGGAATCAAAAGTCTCTGATGCACGTCCCAAACTTTACTAGTCGAGTACATGAAGTCATACCAATCGGGTCCAATGCCTCTACTAGATAGATATGTCAACATGTTGTCTATACTTTTCTGTTCTGTGTCTGATAATGTTCCTGTTGTGTATTTTTCCAACCATGCGTCCAACGACTTGGTATTGTTTGGCAAATTTTTTCTGTTGAATGTTATAAACTTTTTCTTTTCATACTTGATGTCACTCTCCTCTTCACGCATGGCTTCTATGGCAAGTTTCTTTATGGTGTCGTCTGGTATGCCTATGTAGCCCATGAACTGTCTCATCTTGTAAGTCAGTTTCCTACCAATGACATAACTTGATTTAAATCCACAGTTGAAACAATGGTAACTTACAGTTCCGTCTGCACTGGTCATTAGCCCTCCACGTTTCTTTTTGTCAGCAGTCTCGCCATTGTACACACAACAAGGTGCGTTAAAACTTATCCAACCGCTTGGTGTTTTCTTTCTGTTCGCAGGAAGACTAGTCAGAATTGTATTCTGTATAAGATTCATAATCTATATTATTTTACTGTCTATATAGGATTTTGTCAATCACACCAGTGTTACTAGAGCTGTTGCCCCAAGCAAATCTTACACTGTGGTAAACACCAGTAAAGTTGAAATTGGTAACTGTGGTTGAGTCAGTGAAAGAATTGGCTGGCGATCCTGCATCTTCCATGGTAATGTCAAAGTAATCTGTTTCACTAGGTGAAGCACTCATTGTACCCTGTACTCTCAATGCTCCTGTAAAGTTTTTTGTGTACACAGCAATAGTGTGTAATGCCTTGTTATTGTTTATACCTGGACGTGCATCTATCGATCCAGACACATATGCAAGTGGTCCGCCACTTGAGAAAGTTGAAACGGTCGTACTTGCTACAAATTCAGGATAAGCTCCGTCAAGAAGTTCAACTGTGCCAGCGGCCGCATAGCCTGTGTCCGAATATGTAATTTCCCTGCTACCATCCGACTTAACCTCTCTAACTGCAAAGTTGTAAAATTTAGCATCCAATGGCAATAGATCGCCTTCAGTGATGGTACAACTAGCGTCACCTTTTGTGCTGGTAGTTGATCCGTCATCTAAAATGGTCAGTGTCTTTGTAATCACGGCTTCTTTGCTCTCTGAATCGATCATATTGAATTCATAGGTCTTAGATGTGATGTCCTGTGCCTTCTGGTCTTCGTTCTTGAATGTGAACGTAACGGGGTTGGATACCCCTCTGTGCAGTGTTAAGCGTCTGTCGTACACGTTAGAATTCCTCCCGTGATAACCACTTACATAAGCGATTACCAGTTGTGATAGTAAATACCTTTGAACTGTTTGCATAGTACATATTTAACAGTATTTATAGATATAAAATGAACAAGATTTTTAACACGCTGAGAGACAAATTTCCTTTTTTGAGCCTAATAAGGAAAGGCGATCTGGAGTTTGTTGGAATAATACAGAACGAGGACAGCAATGTCATTAGTTTCTATGATTATAGCAGACTAATGATGCCCCAGGACAAGATAAAATATTTGAAATGTGGCGAGACTTGGTGGCATGAATCTAATCGTAAATTACCAATTAATATCTTCCTAAAGGGTGAATTTCGTTATTTCCGTCACACACTAGTGACTCTGAACTCCAAAGATATTGAAATAGTCCATGGACCAACAGTTAAACTTTCTGAAATTTCAAAGAAACGTGTAAAGAGAAGAACTATCCAATTAGTTAGACGTCCTACTTAATATTAACAACACTCAAAAAAAAAGACCGCTGTCTGCGATCCCATCTAATCTTGATACCACGTGGGTGCCAAATCTTCTGCCACTGTGGCAGTTCATAGCGTATCCACTTTTGACTCATTTGATATTCCTTGTTCAACACCTTAATTGGCCTCTTGCTTTTATCACGCCATATAAAATCTAGATGTTTTACAAAGTCAACACCGGTCATTGGTCCGTTATCTGACAGGTCTACTATTTTGGGTTGGAGATTTTTTTTGAGCTTTTTAACTTTGCTGTGGTGCATCAAAACTATATTTAGCTCTGCTGATCAAATTCATCTGTACAACTATTGCTTGTGCATATGCCACAGCGTGTGATTTCTTAAAGAAGTATGATCCGTCTGTTGGTTTTGTCCAAACCTCTCTTGTGATGTCTTCCCACTCCTTGTACATCAGTGTTCTTTTGGCAGGACGTATGATAGCCAGCACAGCCGCAAGTTGTTCTATGGTCTTTGGTTCTAGTTTGGACACTATACCAAAGTGACCGTTTAGGTGAAAAAGTTTTTCAACTATTTTTGGATCCTTCAACATGTCCCAATCTGGATCTTGTATCATCAGTTCTACAAGTTCTTGTTCTGACTTAACTTCCTTGTAGATGTTAACGTTTAAACAGTCTATCTTGAAATATCCTCTGGCCTCTGCATTCTTGTAATCCAGTGATGCATTTCCTGTCACCGGATGTTCCGGGACGGCATGGAAGTACACTCCAGTCTTGTGTTTTTCAGATTTTCCATCTTTTATCATTGATGCAGGTGTGTGCTTGAACAGTTTCAACGTTTTGTCCCTGTCAAAGAAATCTATGTCTACATCAGGCATTAGTGTACACTACCTTTCTCGCTTTCGTTGTGTTTTATAAACTTTTCTTTTGATCCTGGTTGTAGTATTTCTACCACTTCTAGTAAGGCCTTGTAGCCTTCACTGTTCAACATCTCTGTGTTCATTTTTGGCACTATCACTTTACCAATCGATCCATCTTTTTTTATAGTCACCGCACAATCCCCTTCTTCGAACTCTAAATTTTCTGCTATCTCTAAATCTATCTTAGACAATCTTGGCCTCCCTTGCTGTATCTTGTACCAACATGTGGTCTGCTGGATAGCTCTTCAACTTGCTTGGCCAGAAACTTGGATTTATAAATTTTTCTATCATTTGTAATTGTTCGTCGTTGAATGATTTTAACATCCTTTTCCCCGCACTGCAACCTAACAGTAGCCATGGACTTATCTTTCCTTGCTGTATATGTTGCACAGCTCTGTTGGTGTTGACCAATCTAAAGTAGTCTGACCATTGTGCATTCTGTTCCGTGGCCCAGTCCATCATAGTCGTTATACTTCTCTGTAGTGCCGCTTCGACGGGTTCTGATTTTAATGCTTCTATGAGATAAAGTTCGTAAAGATCATCTCGAGACCAATGATCCAACTTGACCTTTGACTGTAGGACATAGTCTATGTACTTGTCCGGATACAATGGATTAATATGCATAATGAATCGTCCAAACTTTACAAAAGCGTTGTAGTAAGAACTCTTTACAAAGTCGTCGTATGTTTTTGGTTTTGAATTGTGTTGATGTATCTGATAAAACCTTTGGAACACCATGAACGCATTCACAACCCACTTCTCATCACGTTGCAGATATCTTCTCTTTGGTTCACACAAGTGTACTTGTAGTGTCCTTTCCTTTGCAAATTCTTTGCCACAGTAAGTGCATTTATTCATTGATGCCATGGGCCTCTATCAGTTCTTCTAGTTCTCTGTCTGTGATTATTTTATCTAGTGTTTCTAGATCTGCTTCTTTCCATGTAGGATATATCTGTTGTAATTTCTTGAGGCTTTTGTTAGGCACACGTTTCATTGGCTTGACCCACGGATGAAACTGTTGTTGCAATGACCCACACATGGCTGTAAGTATCCAAAGTAGTTTTTTGTGTTTGCCCAGCGTAAAACAATGCTTGTTGACACACTCGTTAACCATTTCAATGTAGTGTTCTACGTAAAACTGATCTTTCGACGATGTGCTGGACACGTACCTCATCAGCATGTATGGTGAGTACAATGATTTCTCTTTGTCATCAATCCTGTCAAAGTAGTCCTTGTTTCTAAAGTCAACGGCCTTGAGCCCGTTTCTCAGATCAAAGAATTTTCTATTTTTTTCTGCCGGCATATTTTAATCCAAACATTGTGCATTCCTTTGCATTTACAAATGTTAATTTTATTTTATTTTGCATGTGATTCATACCTGAAAGTTGGAATTTATTTTTTCTAATAAAATCAAAGAAGTTATGCATCCACGCCTCGTCCATCCAAACAGCGATTCTGTTGCTGGTTATAATAACTGGAGCGTCTATTGTAATTGTTTTCCTACCAGACGGAGCCATAGTCCACCTGTTCACACTGCCTTGATATGTCTTTTACAAAGTAGGCACACATTGGTTTTGGCCCATTATTCAATGGCACTGCCAACATCTGTCCTGACTTTATTTTTGGAAAGTACCATTTGACTTCAGAGTAGATATCAACTACGTCGATGGGATAAAAATCAGGCTTAGGGCTAGACAACGGGTTGAATGTAAAAGCGTCAAACCCCCTGTCGTTTAAACTAGTTATAGGAAGGACGTGCATCTCAGATTGTCCTGCTTCCCCTATCAACATTTTCCAGTCAAGGGGCATTTTAATTTTGTGTGGACCGATCTCCAACACTGCCGCAGGTGCATTAAAACTTTCGAGAAATATCAGTGGAATGTAAAAGAAGTCTGGGTTGGCAGGATCAGAATTATCTAAAACTGCAAATCTTAAATTTTCATCAACCCATTCGGGTATCTTTTCCAATGCGTAGGTTCTATTTTCTAATGTAAGGATTTTCATAATTTATCTTTTCTATATTATACGGATAATTTGCCTCTTTGTAAAACTTTTTCCTTGCACCCAGGTGACGCTTTGCAAACTTACAGCTACTGGTAATATCCCATATCTGTACACTGTCTTTGTCCTCTGCTTTCCTTATCCCACGCCCTATGCTCTGTATTACCCTAACAAATGATTTTCCAGGTTCTATGAGAACAAGATTGAAAATACGAGGAATATTAATACCAACAGCGGCAACTCCATATGTGGCGATAATAACTTTATTTTGGCTAGTAGATATTTCATCATATTGTTCCTTTCTATCTGTGTTTTTTGTTGATCCAGAAACAAACACTGCATCATTTATTTTCTTTTCAAGTATTTCTCCCGCCGATATTCTGTCCACCAGTATCAGTGTGTTTCCTGATGTTGCTATGTCTTGTATTGTTTTTGCTACCCATGACATACGTGTTGTGTCTGTGGTTAACCATTTTAATTCTTCGCCATAAGTTTTAAACTGTGGATGATCCTGTGTCTGTAAAACATTTACATGGCAGTTGGCCAACACTCCTTTGTCCTGTAGTTCACTTGCTTGGATTCTGTTTGTAACGTCGCCGATACTACATTTCAAACCCATAAATTCATAGTCTGCTTTTGGCACAGTCCCAGTCAAACCCCAACGGATGCCACAATGTGCAAACGGACCTGTCAACAATCTTTTTAATACATCTGCTTTCGCCATGTGTACTTCATCAATTATGACGGTGTTGATACCTTGTATTGCCTCCAAGAAGTCTGTTGTGTGTTCGTCCTTGCTTTTCTTTTCTAGAACATTCAACGATTGCCATGTGGCTATAGTGTTGAATCTTCCAAGTTCTTTCCTGTCACCGTAGTATACACCAACATCTAAATTACACGCAATGAAGTCTTCTTCTGTTTGTGTTACTAAACTTTTGTTTGGAACTATTGTGAGAGTCCTGCCATATGGTTCAACTAGTTGGCACAACGCCGCTGTGATAATAGTTTTTCCTGCTCCTGTGGCAATTTCTTGTATACATTGTGGATTTTCTATAAACTTGTTGATCGTCTCTACTTGATAATCTCTCAGTACTATTGGTTGTCCCGCCGCGGGGTGATTCTCCGGCCATGTAATATGGGAAAGGTAATCTTTGTCAACTCTTTTAAATTCAAAGTTGTGCTGTGTCCTTTTGTCCTCGAAGTCCACGTAAACTCCACCTTCCTCGAGGATTGGCAGTATTTGATCAACAAGATTAAGATAAGTGGTTCCTCCTAGTCCGAAGAAACTTACCTTACCATCCCATCTACCTAACTTGACCGCTGGCAAATGTCTTGCGTATGGAATTTCGTATTTGAATTTATTCGTTAATCTCTTCCTCCACTCCAAAGAAAGATTCTCAAATTTTACGTTTACTTCGTCTTTTATTACTAGTTTACAACTGCTCATTTTAAAGTTTTATTATAATATGATCATGCCAATCCCAACTACTCGGTTGGTGATCACTATAATACAACTTTTTTGGAAGATTCTCAAGAAGTCTTTTTAGATTATCTGTGCCTGTGGCATAATAACCGCCGCCTAAAGCAACCAGACTTGCTTTTGGTTTTATCTTGCTTTTAATTAATGCACGTGGTATTCTGTTTCTAACAAATATTATTTTCGTCTCATTGTTTATAAGTTTAAATTGTTTACTCATTTGGTGTAGCTCATACAAGTTCTCAAAAAACTCTTCAGATTTTTGGTTATCAAGTAGATAGGTTCTGTCACTGTTATGGCGATCTATGTCTTTTTTATAAATGGGCTCTTTAACATCAAAACCCCAACTACACTCATTCAGTATGTCTATG